CTTCCGAATATGCCGCGTTATCTTCTGATATCGCCGCATTCCCGGCGCTTGTCGCCGCTTCACCGGCCTTTGTCATAGCTGTATCTGCTGAACTTGCGGCGTTAGTCGCCGACGTGCTCGCCTCTCCTGCTTTCGTCGTCGCGGTACCAGCGGATGCCGCCGCGTTCGTCGCGCTGGTTGCCGCTTCTCCGGCCTTTGTCGTAGCTGTATCTGCTGAATTCGCGGCGTTCGCCGCCGACGTGCTCGCCTCTCCCGCTTTCGTCGTCGCCGTATTCGCTGAAGTACTCGCGCTTCCTGCTGAGGATAATGCACTCGACGCGCCTCCCGCCGCATTGATGGCGCTTGTTGCCGATTGGATTTGCGCACTTTCTGCCGCATCCTGTGCCGCCTCCGCGTCGGTCTTGGCGGTCTGAGCCGCGTTTTTATAGGTCAGCGAGAGAAACGCAGAAGCCGCTGCGTCTGCCGCGCTGCCCGCCGCTTCGCCCGCCTTGGTCGTCGCTGTTTCTGCGCCGCTTGCCGCGTTTGCAGCGGACGTGTCAGCCTCACCGGCCTTGGCCGTCGCTATAATCGCTGAAGCCGCTGCCGCCGCCTCAGATGCCGCGGCATTGCCCGCCGAAGCCGCTGCATTGGAAGCAGACACCGCGGCTTCGGATGCTTTGGTATTCGCCGTCCCGGCAGATGTTGATGCGGATGAAGCCGAACTCGACGCTTCGCCCGCTTTGGTCGTAGCTGTACTCGCACTACCTGCCGCGCTCGCCGCACTCACCGCTGCTTCAGCGGCCTTAGTGTTCGCCGTTTCCGCCGAGTTTGCCGCATTTTCGGCATAGGTGCTTGCCTCGGCTGCAAGACCGGTAACCGCACTGAGCGAGTTAGCCGCGTTTACGGCAGATGTCCACGCTTCGTCAGCTTTATCCGTGGCGACGCCTGAAGCGTATTCCGTGCTCGCTTGGGATGCCGCTGCGGATAAAGCGGAAGCGGCAGCCTGCCCGCTGTAATACATGGCATTGTCGGTGTCCTCGCCCTCGCGGCTCCCGGTACCGCCGACGGCCCAACTCTCGGCTGTACTTCCCGCTGCGGCCGCTGCAGCGATATCCGCCAAAATGCCGTCTATCTCCCCCTGCAGCTGTTCCGTCTGCGTCGGCGTCGGCTCGGCGGGAGCGACGTCGGAATCCGGAACCGAGGCGGGCAGCACGTCAAAGTCGGTTGTTGCGGACATCATCACGCGTTCGGTGGCATCGCCCTCGCCTACAACTACGCCGCGTATTGTTACCGTCATCTGTCCGGGCTTTGCAAGCGGCTCCGCGGGGATGGGGACACAATAAATATCCGCGGTATCAATCTTGATGAGATCAGTCGTCAGCACGACGCAGACGGGGTTTGCCCCCTCCGCGTCAAAGAAATATACCTTTTTCGTAGTGCTGTCCCATGCCCCTGAGAAAGAGAGCTCAAGGGTCACGGCGTTATAGCTCCCGGCTGCCCCCGCCACTTTGGCGCTCTTTTTTATGTATTCGTCTTTAACGTCTAGGATAATGACGCGGTTTGGCATTTAATATCCCTCCTATAAAAACAGACGGACAGGGCGCTTATGGCGCTTTGCCCGTCTGTGCCGTGTCACCGACTATTGCCGTGTTTCGCGGTTATTTACTTTGTTCAGATGTTCAGCGCGCGGGCCTGCTGTGCATAGTCCTGCTGTTGTTTCTCAGCATTCTCGGCGGCTAGTACGTCCTGTTCTCTGCCCTGATCCAGCACCAGCGCAAATTTGCGTTTGATTCTCACGGGCTTGCCGCGCTGAATACGGCAGTTTTCGCCGTTTACCGCAACAAACACATCGTCCTTGTAGTCTTTCCCATCCTTGAACAGGGTACGTTCGACGTATTCGTTTAGCCATGCCTCTTCCGCCTTCCTGCGCTCATCTTCCGCGTCGGGGACGGCCTTTGCCTCGCCCGCGGCGGTCGTCTGCGTCTTTTCAGCGGCGAGCTCCGCGCGGATCTCCGCGAGCAGCTGCGCCTTTAACGCTTCGATGTCGGTTGCTTCCGTTGTCTTTGCCTTATCAGCCATGCTAGTTCTCTCCTTTCAGCATTGCGCGGGGCGGTTAAACGCTATCCCGCCGCCCCGCGCCGTTATCAATTTGCGCCGCTCTCGAAGGTGGATGCGGTCTCGACGCGGATCATGTACTCCTCGACGAGGCGCTTTGCCACTTTTATGGCCTTCCAGCCGGCTGTCGCCCTCTGGTTGAGCGGGTCGGCGGTACCGGCGGAACCGAGCTGTTTCACGATGTGCTGGAGGCCGCCGCCCTCGATTTCAGTCGTGCCATAGGCGTTCTCGCCCAAGACGAGTGTCGCGTACAGATCGCGGCCCTTCGCGCCCGCTTCGCCCGGATAGACGACAATGCCGTCCGTACCGTCGGCAACGGTCACATTCTCGGTTGCGGTGATGGTCGCCGCGCCGGCAGCCCCGGCGGCAGAGGAGGCGAGCGTATAGAGATGACCGTTCAGGATCACCTTTCTGCCCACCAGCGCCGCCGCCTCAGCGTCGGTAATCGCCTCATCGACAGCTACCGTCACCCCGGGCGCGCCCAACGTGGTTTTAACCGTCAGATTGCGGCTGGCAGCCGTCAGGTTCGCGGCGTGTATCACCTTTGCCTCGGTCGTCTCGACAAAGCGGCATCCGGCGATCTTGCCGATCTCCCCGCTGTACATGTTCTCGGTGTCAACATACTGGTGCGGGTACTTCCAGTCGTCATCATTCGTGATGTCATATGTGGCGTCGGGATGGATGAGGGCCACATAACTGTCCCCGATGGGCTCCGCATTCATCGTCTTGAGATAGCGGACCGCGCGCTTAATACTGTCAACGGAGAGGTAGTGGTTGCCGGACGTTTCGCCGCCGGTTACAAGATAACGGGCGGATACGGCGTTCGCGCCGTACTGCACGTTGTCGCCTCCGGCAAGTACATCGCGGGTAATGGTGTCAAGCGTCCTGCCCGCCTGGGAGCCGAGGAGTTTTGTCGCCTGTACCAGGTTGTTGTCGATGGCGGTAAGCAGGAGTATGTCGGAAAGCTCGATAAAGCCGCCGTACTGTGCCACCTGCGCGCTTATGACGCTCATAGTGAGCTTCTGCCCGTCAGGCGTCACGCCCTCCGAGAGAGGCGTTGTGAGCTTCGGCAGAGGAGAGTACTTACGGAACTCGATTATCTTTCCGCCATTTTTGGGTATGGGGTGCTTTTGCGCAAACTGGTCGTGTACCAGCTTTGGCTCCGCCATGTCGATGAGCGTGTCGCTGTAATAGGTCTTCATCTCGTCGGACATGCCGGTGTCACCGGTGGTGTTGGTGTTGCCGTCAAAAAGGTTCAGTATGATTGGCAGAAGCGCATACTTGTGAAATGCGGTTCCCGGATTTTTTGTGTTGGTCATTATAAATCTCCTTTTCCGCACGGGAGACGGAGATCAAAGTTTGATCTGTTCTCCTCGCGCAACTCGGCGGGCGACCTCTTCGCGGTCTTTCTTCGACCACTTGTGAGGATCGTCCTTTACGGTGAATGCGCTCTGAGAGGATGTACCGTTTTCCGCGGGCCGGTTTCCCTTGGCCTGTATGCCGCTGACAACCTGCCGCTCGGTCTGTTTCGCAGTACTCTGCGCGACGCCCTGTTTGATGTCCTCAAGATGGAGTACTTCATAGGCGTGCTGAACAGGGACACCGGATTTGAGCATACGCAGGAAGTCAGGGTTTTTCGACTCGGCGGCGAGATCGAAAGCGGGATAGACGGCCTTAACCTTATCGCCCTCCGCATACCAGTTCTGGAGCTGCTGCTGGGCCGCCTGCTGGTTCTGCTGCCGGTTTACGGCCTGCCTGAACTGCTCATTTTCCCGCTGGAGCTTTTGGAACTGCTTATACTGCTCCACGTCCATACCGGCTTCATCGGCAGCCTGGCTCCAATAGGCATTATCGTTCTCAATGGCCTGCTGAAGCTTCCCGATATCGCCGTCCGCAACCTTGTACCTCTGCATCAGCATGTCGAGAATCGGCTGATTCTTAGACAGCTGTTCCTGCAGGGTCTTGGTCTCGCGGAAGCGCCTGTCTATCATGCGCTGCGTGTCCTCGGTGTAAATGTCCTTGTATTCGCCGTTCACCAGCTCGCGGAATGCTTTGCGTTTATCCTCCAAAGCGTCGGACGTGACAAGCACATCCGTCTTCTCACTCCCGGCGACGGAGTTATTTGCTGCCGGCGTATCTCCGGTAGGCTGGGCTGCCGCCTGCTTTCCATAGACCACGCCTTCTAAACCGCCCGACTTTTTCCCCCGGCGGCTGCTTCCGGGTAGCGCCTGAGAACCAGCCTTATTGCCGCCATCCGCCTCGGTACCGGGAGCGGCCGCCCCGGCGCCTTCACCGCCTGCAGCGGCTGCCCCGTCGAACAGAGCTAAGCAGATCGGCAGCATAGAGAATATGCTTTTCATTATTTTACCTCCTCGCGGGTACTTTGCCCGTGTAAGCAGCCCTCCTGTGATACTTCGCCGCACCCCGCGCCCGGATAAACATCTGAACGCGGGATACAAATTAATGGCGAAGCAAGGAGGAGCATCCTGACAATATCAAAGTCCCGCGTAAAATGCGTCAGGACTTTGATAAAATTTTTATTTATTCCCGCGCAGTTCCACAGTCACGTTGTCCGGATACGCCTGCGCAATCTGCGCGAGGCCGACATAAGCCATCTCGAAAGCGGCAGCAACACACTCGTCACCGTGACAGTGCAGCAGCACGTCTCCGCGCTCAAGATGACGGCCATACATTTCGTCTATGTGCCCTTCCGCGTTGTGCCCTTCCGCGTTGTGCAGGTACCCGGCCAGCGCGTAAGCAACGGCGGAGGCCGCGGAGCACACGATGTCGTTTCCGGGATTGTATCCCGCGTGGCCGTTCATGGAAAACTGGCAGTTTCCGCCCTCGATCTCTACACAGGCCCTGATCATTGCGGTGCCGCCTTATTGCTTGTGGCGTTCATGTTGGGCGTTGATCTCTTGGCCAGCCTGTCGCCATACGCCGTCATATTCGTCTTCTGCGCCTCGGCCGCGTCGCTTGCAAGGCCGCCTGACGTGACCTTTGGAGAAGGCGATGTCGCAGTTCCCGCTGCACCCGGCTGAACCCCTATGCCCATGTCCTTCCCCGTATTCGCCTGAATAATGGCCGCCATCTGATCCATCTGCATGGACATCTGCTGAACGATGTTGAGCAGGGTCTGCCCCTGGTGTACCTGCTCTATCACCTTGTCCTTGCCCTCAAACTCCATAAGCTCCAGCGCCCCGAGTGCCTCCTGCGCTCTCTCGGGGTTGAAAAACCCCATACCGTACAGCTCTTTCGCGAGCTCGTTCTGCGACATCCGGGAAAACGGGTTTTTCTTCGCCGCTTTGACCGTGATGTCAAACACGGGTCTCCGGAACATCGGATCCTGGCCGGGGTAAGCGGACGGCATTTCCTGATCCTTGATGCCCGCGTTGTTATAATCCACAAAATCGTAGCTGCCGGGCGTCTGCCCGGTGATGCGGAAGGAGCGCGTTTCGTCGTAAAACTGCCGTACCAGCTCAATACACAGGTAATTGATCTTGACGTGCGTCCGGTAAGCCGCCGAAATGGTGTCGCGGCTGGACTTGTTGCCCGCCTCCTGCAGTGCGGCAATGGCTGCCGCCGCCGTCACCCCTGATGTGGCGCCGCCGGATGTGGCGTCACGGTTTGCCGCGGTCTCCTTGAGTTCATCGATTTTGAGCTGGGCGATACTGACATAGATGTCGTCCAGCGGCGAGACAACAATCTGTTTGAGCCTTGTATCGTCGATAGAGCCCTCGACATGTACAATGGGCTTTGACCAATCTTTGAACTCATCCTCGTTTATGCCGGTATTGCCGCCGGCAAAGAATCTCGGTTTAGTCGCCATGATGCTGTTTTCCAGAATGTTCTGGCCGAGCTTGTCTATGTACATCTGAGGGGCCTTGCATATCGCAACGTAACCGAAGCCGACCGGTGTCCCCTTTTCCGGGAAAAGCGTGTCGAGCAGGACAGGATACATCCCGTGATCATACCAGCCGTTCTCGGTGTACGCGGGGTCGTTCTCGGAAGCGAACAGGAGCGTCGAGCCCACAAATTTGACATAGTGCAGCAGCGTCCGCCCGTTTGCGGCCCGCTTTTTATAGTACCAGTCCACTACCACGGACTTGCCCGTCACATCTACAGTGTCGTCGTAGACATATTGCTTTACGTCAATAGTGCTTCCGCTCAGTTTGCCCTTGTATTGCGGGTACATCGCTTCGAGAAGATCCTCGTCCACCATGTCGACAATAAACAGATTTCTCGACTTCTGGATGTCCGTCACGCCGGGCTCCCAAAAGAGCTTTAAAAGGTCAATAGATCGGATGTCGACGTCACCCAGGCCGTTTTCCTTCTCTTTGTTCCAAAACACACCGTAGGCCGCCGTCCCGTGCTTGAGCTTCTCCCACCAGTTGTCAGAATAGGTCTGCTCGTATTCGTTGTGCTCCAGTATGACCGGCAGGATAGAGGACAGCGTCTTTGCATCCTGCTCGTCTCCGCGCTCACGCGGCAGGACATTCGGCTCCGGATAGTTGTCCATCGCATCGGCATGCTTGTTCATGATCGCGTTGAAGAGCCATGCGGACGAGGGTTCCGGTCTGGGTGTGGCTGTCGATGCTATACCCTGATTGCCCAATGCGTCTGTGACCATAGAGACGTTGCTCGAAGATCTGCGCAAAACCTCCCAATGCCGAACTTCCCACCAGAGTTCGTCTTCCACGACGCGGCTTTCAAGATTGGCCTTACCGGCCTTGTACCTGGTAAGGATGGCCACGGCTTTTGCGATCTCTTTCTCACCGATAACGCGTTGCGCCTGCGGCTTGGTGAGCAGCGCCGCACTTACATCCTCCGACAGGTTCACGGCGGGCCTTGCTCCGGGTACGCCGCCTGCAGGCGGGAGTGTCTGCAGGTCTTTCTTCTGCAAAAATGCCATTTTCAAAACCTCCTGTAAAAATCTTCCCACGCGGTCACACCCGCGCGGGAGCCCTTCTCGATTTAATTTCTTTCGGCGGGTCCCAGTCCATTTTCAATATCTCCTGTAGAAGTCATAGCGGTCATATTTGATCTCGTCCTCGGTTGATAACGGGTCATATACCACCAGGGGCGGTGCCTTCCTTGGCCGTGGGGATATCGGATTCTGCATGCAGACATACCGCAGTTCGTCATAGATGTGATCCTCACCGTCGGTATCCACGTCCTCGACGTCCGTCTCGTCGTAGACCAGGTTCGGTACCGTGCGGATGAAATGCCTGCAGGTGTCGAACACATAGAGCATCGGCACGCCGTCGTCGTCGAATGCCAGCCGGTGGTGTACCTGCATCTTGCCGTTTATGCGGGCATTGTCCCCCTTGTCGAAGTATACACGCTCACGCTCCATGAGCGCCCCTATGCTCTCCGTCCCGCTTGACTGCCAAATAGCGGGGTCGCCCACGCCGAATATCTGTTTGCCCTTTAGGTTCGGGTCTTCAGCCTCAATGCGCTTTATTTCCTGTGCCACGCGGGAGGGCTCCCACTTAACCCCCGTGTTCGGCGTCTCGGTGCAGCCGTACAGCTCCCTGATGCAGTAGAGCCGCCTGTCGTGATCCACCGCATACCAGTGGCAGGAAAAGGGCTTTGCATAACCCCAGTCGAGGCTCCGCCAGATCCGCCAGGTGTCCGGTACCCTGAACGGACTTATAACATGGGTGTTGACGCGGTCAAAGTGATGATCCGGGTCGTTCCGCCACTCCGTGAACACCTGCCCCGCGAAGCTGTCCCAGTCTCCGTACAAAAGCGCATTGCGCTCGGCCTCCGGCATGGATGCAAGGCGGGTAATGTATTCCGGGTCGTTTGCAAGGAGTATCTTGTTGTCGAATACACTGGACGGCACGAATATGCGGGACTTCCAGCGGGTCTCCCTGTGCCCGTCGGGAAAGCGTATGGAGACATTCTCCCATATCGTCCGCATGGGCTTGGAGGCCGTTATGAAACGTTCCTTTACCCAGCCATGCCCGACGCCGCCGGGGTTCGCCTGCCCGCGCATGTAGCAGCGCGTACCGGGGCCGTTTGGCCTGTTGCGCGAGAACATGTACGAATACTCTTCCCACAGGAACTGTGTGAGCTCGTCGAAGTCGATAAAATCAAAGCGCTTGCCCTGGTAGTTGGTTCTGTCCTTCGTGTGCTGCATGTTGCCGAAGTATATCTTCGCGCCGGAGGGAAACGTCCAGACGTGCTTGCCCTCGTTGAACTTCGCTTTCGGGTACGCGGGCCTGAATATCTCCGTGGATCTGTCCATGAGCTCGGTGAGCTGCGGGAATGTCTTGCGGAACAGAATGCCGCGATAGTACGGGATATCCACCTGCCTGAGCGCCTCAGCCAGCGCACAGTCGCTCTTTCCCCCGCCGGCCGCGCCGCCGTACAGCGCCTCGTCCTCAAACCTCTGCATAAAAGCGCCCTGCCTGGGCTGCGCAGTCCAAATCGTCCTCACAAACTCCGCTCCTCTCCGCCCGTGGCCGGGCATCCGCTGCGCTCCGTTGCTCGTCCTCTCCCCGCGCGACCCGTTCCGCTGGGCTCACGCGGGGTTCACGTTACGCATTAGGATTATCATTGCCCCCGCCTCCCGGAAGCTCCGGCGCCATGACCGGCGGGAGCACCACCACGCCGGTGCGCGTCCCATCTTCTGCGTCTCCTGCGTCGCTTCCCCCCTCACTGATACCCAGGTGCTTGACGAGCATGTCCAGGGCTTTGAGCTTGTCGTACAGCTTGACCTCGCGCTCCACGATATCGCCGTCCTCCGTCGGTATCACCTTGACCTTGACGGAGGCTATGCAGGCCGTGTCCTCCCGTGCAGCTCCGCCCTTAACCGTCGCGCTGTCGGCATCAATGACGTCGGCACTGTTGACAAAGGCCATTTTCGCAATCTCCAGGAGCACCCGGTCGGCATTGACGCCCGTCCGCTTAGACCTCTCCGCCTTAGCGCGCGCGATTGCGCCGCCGACCTTAACATTCGCTAACAGCCGAGACGCCTGCTCACATGCCGTC